ATGCTGAAAAAATCCTAAATTGATCAGTTAATAGAGCTGCCATTTCCTAGTGACTATTGTCCTCTTGTTTATTTATGCCTATTTGGAACGAACTATTGTTGAATACTCAATTCGCTTGATTCTATATGTTGCTCCGCCATTACCAACTGCATTTTCTCCACCCAAAATTGCCTGTGCTTTAGCATTTGCACCAGTGGTATCTCCAGCAGCATTATTAAATGTTACTGTAGGATGAAGATCATAAAAACTATCTACACTCTGAATTATTCCATATCCACCATTAGTAATAGTAATAGATGAAATTTGATCTCCTGCAGATGACATAACACAAGTACCAGTTGATGTAATATCTCCTGAATCTTCAACAACCAATGTTGGTGGTGCAGTATAGTTAATACCTGGGTCTTGAATAACAAAATCAATTACTGTAGAATTATATGAAAACTCATATAGTAATCCATTAACACCCTTACTAACGTCTCCAGTATTATATGGAACAATATCTTTTAACTGTAATATTGTATTTACTGGATCCCAAGAAACAACTGTTCCTCTAACACCAGAGACAGAACCAGTAACAATTTCATTAACACCAAATGATAGATTATTTGAATTAGAAGGATCTAAATACAAATTAATTATTGCCTGATGTTCAACACCATCTGTAAGTGTTCCTGCGGAACTAATAGTTGCATACTTGAATGGAATATCTGCGTCTTTAATTTGGTCACCAACTTGGAATAGAGTTGTATTCTGACCACCAAGGGTTTCTTCAATACCATATAACGAATTAAAAATACCACCATCAAGACTAATCTGATTTTCAAAAGTCGTACCAGTATTAACCAAATCAATAATACCATCACCAGCACCATCTAGTTCATCATCATCTTCAAACTTTTTATCTATCATAAGACCAATAGGAACTGTTAAAGTAACAATACCTGGTCCTCCAAGGTCATCTAATAGAACGTGAGGATTAAATCCACCAGCAGCACTACTAGCAATACCAGCATCAAATTGTACAATAGCGTCTTCAGTAGAAGGTCTACCACCATCAATGAATGCTAATTCATCAACCTCGAATGTAACTAATAATTCTCTTGTAGATGGATCAAAATCGTAAACCTTAGCAACCTTATTAGCTGAGTTCTCAACCTTTCTTATAACTCTATCACCAACATTAAATCTATAATTTGATGTGCCATCTGGATTATTCTGACCATTATCAAGAATAACTCTTTGATCATAATTAAAGTTAAGACCTCTAGTTAATCCTGAGAATTTACCAGGAGCTTTATTTGTATATGCTATAGTTTCTTTATTAAGAATAACTTCACCAGAACCAGGATATGCATCTGTAGAATCAACATATATTGTTGTGTCTGCTGCAGCAACATCCTTAACAAGACCTGTAAGATAATTTGCACCTGAATTATATGCCTGTCTAGCACTAGTTTTACGTTTGAGGTTAACTAATTTAGTAAAGATAATTGATGGTGGATTAATATATCCAGCACCAGGATCTGTTACATTAATAGCACTAATACTTCCCTGATCTATAACAGCCTCTGCTTTTGCTCCTATACCTCCACCACCAGTAATTAAAATGTATGGAGGTTCTTCATAGTACTCACCAGCATCAACAATAGAAATGTTTTTAATTTTTCCTAAAGTATCAATAGATGCAGCACCTTGAGCACCCTGTCCACCACCACCTTCAAATATAAGAGTTGGAGGAGTTGCATATTCTCTACCACCACTAATTAACGAAAGACCAGTAACTGTTTGTACAATAGGTGTACCTGTAGCACCAGTACCTTCTCCACCTAATACTCTTGCAGTTGCAGCACCAAAATAGTTATCACCCATTTTGGTCATTGTGATATAATCAATTGTTCCAGGATTAGTTGTACTTAAGATAATTTCACCTTCTGCACCACTTGGAAAATTAGATTCTTGAGTTGGTAATAGGTCTCCTTCAAATACAGCATTACCATAAAATCTTTGTCCAATAGCATATGGATAAGATGGATTACCTGAACCATCTTCTGTTAAAAAGTATGCATATGTTCCATTTGGATATTCAGGAGTAACAGCAAATTTACCATTATATTCATCAAGAGTACCTTGATTATCCCAAATATTATCCTCAATTAAATCACCCATTACATAACCATCATTAACAGTTCTTATTCCTATTCCAGAAGAAGTATATCCAAAAAGATATAATGCTTGAGGTGCATCTACAGGAACTGTAAATCTAAACTCTCTTGTACTAGCAGCATTAAATCCAGAATTATATGCAGCATAACTTACTTCAGAACCATCTAACCAATAACTAACACCTACTCCACTATACAAATAAGTTGAATCTTGAGGGGTGCTAGATACATGCCAACCATCATCCGATGCAGATAATAATATTTGATTATTAATATTACTTGCATCATTTTGTTGGAAGATATATGTACTACCTCTCAAAAAGTTTATGAATGATAATTGAGAACCATCAAAATTGTATCCCTGACCACCAACAACAGTTACTGCATAAGTTGTAGTAGAAGGTGTATTAACCTGTGGTCTTGCACCAGCTATTTCAGACCCTGTTCTTAATCTATATCCAGATGTCTGCCTCACAACAGTACCACTAGCATCATATCCCCAAGGTCCGTAAATAGGATATCCATCAAAAGACATACCCAATATCTTAGAATGTCCATCAGAATGTTTTGAATAATCAGGACCAGCAAAATAATCAGTAATATAATAATCGTTAGTTGGTGTATGTGCTTCAACTGTAGGATCTAGAATCATATATCCTTCATGACCTTCATGACCAGACATATATCTATGATTCTTACAATAATAGTAAATACGATTAGTTTCATCCTCATTCATTATGAATAGAGGTTGCAACTCATTCTCATAGTCTGTAGATGCTGCTGCACTTGCACCTGTACTATTATAATAAAGAGTACCACCATTTAACAATCCATCTCTTGTAGTACTGAATTGCATTGGGTGGCCATCTGTATGATGAGACCCAGGTGAATTAGTAAGGTCTGATTGATCCCATTTAATTAAATAATTTCTCTGTACTTTAATATCTTCAGGAGCAAAGTAATATTGACCTGGAACAAATGCACCAAATTCTGAAGCATCATCTCCAAAATCAATATAGAAAATACCATTAGGAAAATATGTTACTGGTTCTGCAATTCTAAAACTAAATCCAGTAGAACCTAAAAGAACATCATCTTCTGTAAATGTATTTTTAAGATCTCTAAGATAGATATGTGTTATCTGACCTAAACCATTCTTTACAATCTTAGCAATTTCTCCTCTACCATTACCACCAATCTCATCAACTGTTCTTCCTATTTCAACGTCACCTAAAACTTGATCAACATTCTCAACTTGAAACATTACATTATCAAATTCTACTTTAATTTTCCAAGTAAATACCTGTTGTTTACCCCAATCAAATACACCATTCTTTAATGCAAATTCCCCAATAAGTTTACTTGATTGATAATAGTATTGGTTTCCATCAACTACTGAATCATAAGCACTATTACTTTTAATATGTGTATGTTGTACCGTATCAATAGTAAACCCTGGAGGTGGATTTCCATCTGGTCCCCATTCTGGTGTATGTAAGAATGCTCCATTGGCCATTATACCAATGGTTGTATCTGGATTGATCTCTCTAGTCATCGAATCAGGTACATCCTTACCTCCTCTATAGATGTACTCTTGACTATAATTTCTATCAATTAAATAATCTTGACCACCTGGTTGCCTTTCCTGATCTATTATAGTTGGCTTAGGACTATTATCAGAGGTTAAAGTAAGTCTATCAGAGTTAGTAGCAAAAGAACCTATAGTAGGAGAATTTGGATGAGACTGCCAAATTTTATTAATGTCAAATGATGTAACTACATTAGGAGTATCTTGAGATGGAATAATCTGCAATCTTAAAGGATCGTATCCTTTACCTCTCTCTAAAACTCTAACGTGTATAATTTTACCAGAGTCATCATCAATAATAGGATACAGTAATGCTGCCTGGTCAGGTGTACCACAACCAGTAATAGTTAACCGTGGAGGATCTGCTTGAGAATATGAATCTCCTCCGTCAACTACTCTTACTGCACGAACTCCAAAAACTTCATCAAAAATAGGTTCAATTACAGCACCACTACCAGGAACAGTTCTTGCCATATTTTATTAACCGATTACGTTGATTGTGCCATTCATGGCAGCGTGTAATGTACACTGATAATATAAAGTATTAGGTGCATCCATAGGGATTGTCCAGTAAAGAACAGCAGTTCCACTACCAGTCTGTCCATCTGTATATGGAGTACCACTTAATCCTTGACTACTCTGTATTCTGAATGGATGTGCAGATGCTTGAATAGTATTATCAAAAGCATATGTAAACCCTCTCATAACATAAAGAGTTGGGTCTGCAGTTGCAGTAGCAAATCCAGGTCCAGCAATAGTATAATCACTAGAACCACTAGCATTCACTTCCCACCATGTAAGAGGACTTCTTGTAGGAACCCAAGTAGTTCCATTATAAAATAACGAATCTCCCTGAACTAAAGAACCAACATCAGTATCAGTTAAAGCACCAAATGTTGTAGTAAGAGTTCCAGAAAAATCTATTGTTAAAGTATCATTAACAACTGTTGTAGTGATGTTTGAACCACCAGCAATAGTTAATGTGTCTGTCTGACTATTTGCTGTTGTAGTACCAGTATCACCAGCAACAGTAGCAAATAGATCAATTGAACTGACTCCAGCAGCATCATCACCTGGCTTCCATTTAGCAGCAGTGGAATCCCATTTAAGAACTTGATTATTTGTAGGAGCAACAGTAGTTGTATCAACGTCTGCTAACAAATCAACACTAGAGTACTGTGTCGCTATTTTTGCTCTAACATCACCAACACCACCAGTAGCTATATTAATATTTACATATGGATTATCATCACCATCTACAGTAAAGAAAAATCCACCATAAGATGCTGCAGCAGGTGCAGAACCTAATGATGTAAATTCATTCTTATATCCTACTTGGGTTGGAAAATCAACAATTCCAGTCGCACCATCAAAAGTACTAGTAATACCACCATTAGATATAGTAACATCACCTGTTCCATTGGGAGCAATAGCAATGTTTCCATTAGATGAGGATATGATAGAATTTCCATTTACATCCAGTGCTGCTGTTAATGTTGTTAAATCAGACGGTAAAAATGAAGACCCATTATAGCGTAAGACTTGTCCAACAGCAGGGTTTGTGACACTAAGCTGTATGTTAGTACCATTACCTATTGCAGAATATACTTCATTAAAATTGTCGTTTATCTTGTCACCACCACCACGCAGGGTATCCCCTGTGTTGTCATTAGCTACCGTACCAAGATTTAGTGATTGCTTAGCCATTTATCGCTACATTTTTAGTTATTTATGTTAGTATCTCTGGGTCTATCAACTCTTCTCCATATTGACTTAAGTCAGGAGCAGTCCAATCATCAGGTACACTTGTTTCAACCTCGATATTAGGAGTTTGATATCCAGTACCAGCGTTGTTAATAACGACTCCACCGATTCCAACTAGTGCGTTGATGTCACCATCAAAACCTGATATAGAATCAACTCTAACATTTGGTCTAGTTGTATATCCAGAACCACCAGCAGTAACCTGAACACTCTGAATAAACCCTGAAGTTAAATTTGCAGTTGCTTTAGCATTTTTACCAAAGACTGACCCAAGATAGTCGAAAGTAATTAGAGAGTTAGAAGACTCAATAACAGCAACTTCTCTGTCTGCAGTCTCACCTTGAATATCAATAAAGTCACCAGGTTCGATAGGTGGAATAACTTCAGCAGCGTCAACGTCTGCCTCAGAACCAACATAAGAGAATCCAACGAATGTTGAACCTACACGTGGAATTTCAGAGAAGATAATACGTGAACCAACCAATTCAAAACCAACACCTGGTTCCTGAATAACACCGTTAAGCGAAACAATGATATTATTTTCTGGTCTAATGGTTGTAGACTGAACACCATCTGTAAGTGTTAGTGAGTAGAATACATCATTACGTTTAAGGTTGAATGACTGACGTAAGGAGTCGAACTCAAAGGATATATCATCCAATTGTCTCAACTTACCTACGTAGAATCCTGTGAAAGATGCACCTAGTTCTGGTGGTTCTGTAAACTGAATAGAATCAGAGAACGCTGTATATGCGTTAGAAGCACCTGGAGGTTGTAGAATACCATTAACGAATACGAGAAGATGCCCAGCTGGATCTGGTAGGTACTGAGTACCATTACCAATAGTAAGTTTGAATGTGTCTTGAACACCATCAAATCCCTTGAACGCTCTCTTAACACGTGCGAGAAGATCAACTTGTGTAACTATAATTGCCTTATAATTATCAGCACTTAATATTGAATCCTTAGTATTAAATGAACCTTTAATGTCACTAAGATATATTCTCTTATTAACACCACTAGGACGTATATCCTGAACTAAGGCGGAACCAGCACCAGGAGTTACTACTCTTGTAGTTACAGTTGCGTAACCAACTGGGAAGTTATTTCCTATACCGTAGTCACCTACAAGGTCTCCATTTGTAATGGTTCCTTGGAAATCAGCAATATAAATGAAACTATTATCTAAATCAATTTCAGATATTATTGCATATGTGTTAAAGTCTTGAATTCCACCAACAACCTTATACAATCTATTTCCAACTGCAAACTCTTGTAATCCACTAACAATAGAAATACCAAGTCTTACATATCCCTTTGATGAAATTCTATCACCAACTGAAAGATCAAATCCATCAAATTTATTTACCTCAATATACTTCCTAGAAGTTTCTGGATAAACAACAGATGTTGTTTCAAATGATCCATTTAATGTCTCAGTATCAACTGTTAATGTACCACCAGTATTATCAAGAACTGCTGCCTCTGTGCGTAAGAATGATGTTGGAGTAGCAGTAGCACCACTTGTGTATGCCTTGAATGGAACAGAAGCATCAAATGTACCTTTAAGGTCTATAATTTGAATACGATCTTCTATAGCACTAATAGTTGCAGTTGGTGTAGGATTCCTATCTTGTTCTTCAAGAACATCACCGACTGCCCAAGTTCCACCTGTAACAAGGACATCCAAGTATCTAAAGTTTTCATCTTCCCAGAAACCATATATCGTAGCAGTTACACTTGCGTCACCTTGTTTCTTAATGACAGCATTCATAAAGAATGGTCCGTCTACGATAACAGCATCAAATCTAAATCTCTTAAAGATTTGAACTATCTTACCTTCATTAACCATTACATCTTCTAATTCCGCATATGCACCACTATTAAGTCCATATAAGTAATCAGAATCATTTAATCCACCACCTAAACCAACTGGTAAGCTTCTATTTCCATAAGTGTAAGTTGGAATTCTAACTCCATTATTAACAGTGATGTTTGTATAATAAGTATCAAGTCCTAATTGACCATTAATTATGCTTAGATTTTCACGAATACATCTAGTAACCGCTTTATCATTATAGTATGCAGAAGACTCAGTACTAAAATACTTAAGGTAACTAGAAGCTGGTGCAGGACTTGTAAGTGTGTTACTTATTGCTTCACTTGTATATTGTTCTAATGCACTTAGAGCATAAGCCTTAACGTTATACTCTGTATCTGCATAGAATACCTCACCAAGTACAGAAGTATAAGGATCAATACCACCCTTAGAAAGTTTAGCACCCCACATATAAATTCCACTTGAACCATCTCCAGTATAAGCAAGAGCATTATTTTCATTGTACATTAAGAATAATGCTCTTAACTCAGCAAATCCAAATGATATTGTTGTTGTAATAAACGCTCTATACCACCCATTACCATAAGGAACTGAACCGTATGCAACTGGAATAATACCACCTTGAGGTTGGAATAACGTTCCAGCTCCACCAGTGGAAAGATCTAAATCAAAGAATATATCTTGTTGTCCAACTGTACCAGAATCCATAACAAGTCCAAAACGAACTTTAGAATATTCATCCGCTTTAAAGAATACAGAGAACGTATAAGTCTGATTATCATCTTCACTTGCTGCACCACCTTCATCAAATGTGTTGGTAGTATCAGAGAAATCTATAACACCTTCATCCCATGTATCGTATGAGGTTAAACTATAATTTCTATAAGTGTAGTGATAGTTAGTATTTGTATACCCAATTAATTTCTCTGCAGTTTGTGTACCATCTGGTGATACTGCAAAGTCATCGCTAATAACAATATAAGCAGGAACCCAATTTATTCTAATTGCTTCTGGATTTGTCCATAAATTAGGACTAGAAATCTGTCCAGAAATATTAGATGTAATATTTTTAGCAAAATCAATAGTTCTTACATTAGCAGGTTTGTTAAACCAAGGATATGGATATCCAACTCCACCAATAGAAACATCAGCTTCAGCACCAGAACGAGTTCCAGTTAACTTATCATTACCTTCCCAAGGTGTGCCATACCATTTACCAACAACTAAGAATTTGGTATCAGATTGGAATTCAAGAACTACAGCAGAACCATTACTTCCTTGAGAGGTTATGAGTTCACCAACTTCAAAGTTCTTATCAAGATTTTCAATAACAATATTATGTGCAACTGCAGTATCAGTAATATCTGTTGTAATAAGATCATGTGCTAGATTAGTTACAATAGTATCAAGCCAAGTATCATATAACCAAATACCAGGACCAAACTGTGAATTAACTAGAGTTGTAATTTCTTCTTTATAATATCCTCTATTGAAAATTAAGTTCTTAGCAGCACCTCTCATTGCCAACTTACCAGGAGCAAGCATATTAAGAGCAATGTCAACCAATTCCTTAAATCTAGTGACTACTGAAGCCATATCAACTGGTGTTAATGCATCTCTATATGCAGTCTCAGTTGCATAATTGTAGTTATAGGAAGGTGATACTTCTTGTGAATTTAAATCATATAATCTATTCTGAAGTGCATGTTCACCCATCCACTTCATTTGCTCTATAGCAAATACTGTTGCTGTTAATTCATCTTCAACATAATTAATTTGTACTGTAGTAGATAGATAATTCTCCATCGCTGCAATTACACTATTAGATCCACCTGTTTGTAAGTCGGAAATTATAGCAATCATTATCAATTTAATATCACGTTGACAAGTAGTTTCACCACCTGGTTCTGGATACATGAACGCTTTGTAAGTAGTTCCACCTTCAATTAATTGGAATGTATACTCATTAGTTACTAATGAAGTAATTTCTTGAGCAATACCCTTTCTATTGAAATATAATCTATCAGCAGCAATCTCATAATCTGGATGTGTTGGTGCAATAATGTCATTAGCAATTTCAACCAAACTATCAATTGCTTCCTGAACATCAACACAATCACCAGGAGCAGTTATTCCATTAGGAGTTGCACTAACAAATGCATGTGCAGCAGTGTTACTAATAGGATAATTTGGTTCCTTATTAACATTAACTGTAACTGTTGTTCCAGTTACTGAAAGAATCTCAAGGTTCTTACCACTTGCATAGTCAGCACCAGTATCAGTTCCTGCAACACCAGAAGAACGTGGATATGTACCATTCGCAACACCTGAACCAGGATTACAAGAGAATGTTAATGAACCATCTGCTATCTGAATATATCTTCCAACAATAAGTGAGTGAGAACCAATTGTGATTTCTAAATCACCTGTAGTTGGACTGTATACTGCTCCAGTTGCAGTGAATTGAGTTGCGGTTGATTGTGTAATACCCCAATCACCAACAATAATCTTATCAGTATTATCTGAAGTTAAATCACCAGTAATTGCTTGCTTCATATAATGGGCAAGACGTAAATGAGCATACACAGATTGGAATAATTGTAATCTAATATGCAACAATATGTCATTTGCACCAAGATATCTCTTAGCAACATTTACAGTATGGAAATTACCACCATCTCTAAGGTCTTTAATAAATTCGCTAAGAATTAATGCTAAGTCAGTCTTACACTGTAAAGTACCATTTCCACTACCATCAGTATTTCTAGGCATCTCCAAAGCAAGATCTGGATATAGAGTAAGCATATCGTTAGATGCTTTATCTACAATAGGACCAGCATTTGCTTCGACTAAATCAGCAGCATCTTGGAATCTATACTTAGATGAAGCACCAATTTGATTTGCATATATCAAATCATTAACAGAATCATGTAATGAAATTGGGAAGGTTTCTTCTAGGTATGAATATACACGTCCACCAAGGAATGCATTATCAGGATCAGGAGTTAATCTTGATACACTACCCAAATGATCTATAGGAGAAGCAGAATTAGCACCTTCTAAAGTATCTGTAACAATATCAACTAAATTATCAACAGTTGTTTGAACATCTATACAATCATCTACTGAGTAATCCATAACGGTAACAGAATCAGATTTTGCAGAAACAAACTTATGCTTAGTTAAAACTTTCTGAACAGCACCTGGATCTATACTACTAAATGTATGAGAACTTGCTGGACTGTATAAAACATTATTGCTACTTGCGTTACCAGTAAATGTATGTGCATGATCACCACCAGTTAAAACTACTGCTCTAACAATACAGTTAGTAGCATAAGATTTTCCAGGTACGAATGTATGTGTAGTAACATTAGTAGAAGGTGTTACTTCTAAAACCTGTACTTGGAAAGTATATGTTGTTAATCCTGTAGATAGAACTTTCAACCACTTACCAGAAGCAGGGTCAGTTTCACGTGGATATGTATGCTCAGTTGCATTACCATCTTTAGTACATGTAAAGGTTAGAGAATTATCTTCAAATTTAATATATTCACCTGCATCCATATTATGAACAACAGATGTATATACAGTCATTATACCTGTCCAACCACTATATGTTATTTGTGTTGGAGTATATTTCTGATAAGCAGTATAGAATGCATGAGGTGTTGTATTACTAATAGCACCGTTAGATATATTAACAGTAATAGAAGTTGATGTTGTTGCAGTAATTGGATGTGCTTTATTGTATCCCCAATCACTTGTACGAGGATAATAGTGAATAGTACTACCACCATCTTGACCACAAATAAATCCAAATGATTGCTTGGCAATCTTAATACTATCACCAATATCTAAATCATGAGCACCAATATCAATTATTAAGTCACCAGTATTAGGATCAAATGCAGTTTGAGAACCAGCAGCCATTGAAGGATTGTATCCCTTAATAGGAGACTTACCAACATTAACTTCAATCATTCCATTCTGTGCTCTGATTCCACCACTTACAGATTTTACAAAAGCATGAGTAGAAGTATCTGAAGATATTCCTACATTAACTTCAAATGTATCATTGGTCTTATTTGAAATGGCTAACCATCTTCCACTTACAGGGTCAGTTGCTCTTGGATACTTATGTTCTGTTGTATAACCATCTAGGAAACATTTAAATGTTAAAGATTCATCAACAATTTGAATATAATCTCCATTACTTAATCCATGAGCAGTCAAAGTAATTGTCATTACACCTGTTGCAGGAGTAAATGCTGCATTACTAGCAGTACCTGCACTGTAATATACATCCGTTACAGGAATTGATTTCTCAGAACCATAAGGATCTGTTGAACGTGGATATGTCTTAGTGGCAGTATTTCCATCCATATCACAAGTAAACTGTAAAGTGTTATTCTGTATAACAATACTAGAACCTTTACGCATTCCATGTTGACCAATTGTTAAGGTCATAGCACCTGTTTCTGCATTGTAAGTAGCAGCAGAAGGTGTAAAGGTTTGATTAGTTCCAGGTGTACCTACATTAACAGTATATGTGTCTGCTGTAGTTGAAGTAATTGCCAACTCTTTTCCAACAGCACGTACATCATGTCCAGGTCTAGGATAAGACTTAATGGATTGATTATTATCCATTGCACATGTAAACTTAATTGACTCATCATTAATAACAATTAAGTCATCAGTTTCTATATCATGTCCGAGATTAGTAAATGTTAACTCACCGTTTGAAGTATCATATGCTGCACTAATTGGAGAATATGGTCTATAATTTTTATTGAATGAAGTAGGACCAACATGAACAGTGAATGAGTTTGTATCAAATTTCTTGATAGATAATACCTGTTTTGCTGCAGGGTCTGTTGATCTAGGATATGTGTGATTAGTTCCATTATCATCATAATCACATGTCATCGTTAAAGCATCAGCATCAATAGAGATTGCTCTACCTTTCTTCTTAAAGCATCCACCTTCAGCACCAGTTAATGTATGAGTGTACTGTCCACCAGTTCTAATTACAGCACGTGTCAATCCATTTGCTACAGCAGATTGGAATTGATGAGTTGTGGTATTAGAAGAAGTACCAACATTAATAGCAAATGTATCTTTAGTTACACTAGAAACAAGTAGATACGTTCCGCTAGCTGGGTCAGTAGAACGTGGATATGTATGATCAGTCTGATAATTATCTTGTAGACAACGGAATGTCATTGAACCATCGGCAATCAAAACCATATCACCATTCTCAAATCCATGATTCGGAACAGTAAGAACCATTGCACCAGTTGCAGGAGTAAATGCTGCACCAGTTATAGTAAATTTCTCTCCACCAGATTGGAATTCGTGTGTATAATCACCACCAACAGTAAATGCTTTATCTACTGTTAGTCCACCCTTCCAAACGTGGGTATATTGTCCACCACACTTAATAGCATCTGCAGATGCAGACTGGAATACATGAGTTGAAATATTTGAAGATATACCAACATCAACAGTAATTACACCTGTTGGTCTCTTCATGCTGTTTGCAGTAAAAGATACAAAAGTGTGTGTTGATGTATCACTGGACTTACCAATAAAGACATCAAATGTATCTGTTAGAACATTATCTAATGGTAACCATTCAAAGTAAGATGGATCTGTACGTCTTGGATATGAATGATTTGTAGCATCATCATCTTTAGCACAAGTAAATGTTACTGCACCTTCATCTAATCTAACCTTATCATTTGCCTTAACTAATCCACCAGAAACTGCTGATACCCATACGTGAGTTGTAGTGTTAGAAATAGGTGCATCACCAAACATATTTCCAACAAGCATACTGAAATCGTTAGCACTTGTACGAAGGATTGGGAAGAATCTTCCACTAGCAAAATCACTAGGTCTTGGATATGAATGATTAGAAGCATTACCATCTTCAGCACAAGTAAAGACTAAAGAATTGTCAGCAATCTTAACCATGTCTCCAGTTACAAATCCATGATTAGCACATGTTACATATAGTTCACCCGTTGCTGTATTGAATGATGTACCACTTTCTGCAGTCTTTGTAGTTGGAGCAGTTAATCCATGACCAGCCATAGTTATGGTCATCATACCTGTGGTTGGAGTATATGCTGCTAATGTTGGAGTATGAGTTGTAGTCTTAACATCCTGAACATAAGTTGCAGTATTGTATGCATAGTCAGCACCACCAGGAGCATTAGAACCAGATGAACGAGGATATGTCTTATCTGTTGTTTGTCCATCAAGATCACAACGGAATGTTAATGAATCTTGCTCGATATAAACAGAATCACCAGCTCTTGTGATTCCATTGTCAACACAACTTACAAATGTATGAGTGTAATCACCACCAGTAATTACAGCACCTGATAGAGATGAATGATAGTTATGAGTACCAGCATGACTAATTGCAGTATTTTGTGACTCGTTAACGTTTATAGTAATAGTTGTAGCATCAGCTCCTGTTATAGTAACAGCAGTATTATATGCATAGTCCTCATTATCAGTTGTATTAGCACCGTATGATCTTGGATATGATTTCTGAGTAGAGAATCCATCTCCACCATAATCACAAACAAATGTGATTGAATTATCTTTTAATCTTATGCTAGTTCCAACCGCAAGACTATGTGTACCAATAGTAAGTATTAAATCACCAGATACAGGATCATAATTAGCATCAGAAACATTAAAGTCTAATTGTGGTGAAGTTCCTACTGTAACATCAAATGTGTCATCAGTAACATTAGAAATAAGCATCCACTTTCCAGACTGAGGGTCTGTAGACCTTGGATATGTATGATTACTACCATGTTGGTCTAATGAACATGTCAATGATAATGCATCGTCAGCAATCTTAATCTTATCCCCTACTAAGAATCCATGATTAGGAATCGTAACTGTCATTACACCAGTTGTAGGTATATAAACAGCATTTGTTGCTGTATGATTGGTAGCATCTTTAATCCAATGATTACCAATAGTCAAGTCCATAATACCTGTCTCAGGTTCATAGACAGCAGCAGAAGGTGTATATGCTGAGAACTTACTCTTACCAACATTAACAGTAAAGGCATTATTATGAACCTTAACACCGTTAGTTGTTCCAGAAACGTAAGCGTGTGTATAAGCACCAAATACAGTTCTACCAACAAATACATCAAATGTGGTGCTACTAGAAGATTCTACAACACTCCACCCTCTCCTAAACACTGGGTCAGTCTTACGAGGATATGCATGGTTTGTAGCATTACCATCTTTAGTACAACTAAAGGTAATAGCACCTTCTTCAAATCTAACCATCTCACCACCAACTTTCAAGCAAGGGTTAGTAGTTACACCAACACATGTATGCTCACTAAGGTCTTGAGACTTACCGATAAACAGATCAAATGTATTATCAGTTCTATTCTGTGCAGGTAACCATTCATCTCTTGCAGGGTCACCTGAGCGTGGGTAGTAATGATCTGTTGTCTCATCATCCAATCCACAACGGAATATAAATGCACCATCATTAAGTCTAACAAGGTTACCGTTGTATACCAGATGACCAGATGATGTAATAGTTAACATTCCAGTAGCAGGGTCATAAGCAGCACCAGTACAATTTCTAGTACTTGGAGCACTTAACTGTGAACCGATAGTAACGGTCATCATACCTGTTAATGGGTTATATGATGCATCAGATGCAGTCTTATCAACTTCAGAGATATCAATAACTTCAACAGCAGTACCACGAGAAGGGTCGGTTAATCTTGGATATGCATGGTCAGTTGCTTGACCGTCCATATTACATGCAAAGAGGAATGCTCCATCTCTAAGTCTAATACTATCACCAACCATTAAATTAGGATGTCCACCCAATCCAGGAGAAGTAGGAGCAGAAGAAGTAATTACTAATGCACCAGTTACAGGAGTGTAGTTTGCACTAGAAACATCATATGCAATATTATGTGTCTTACCAACATCTAAAGTAATTGTATTATCCTTATGAATAATACCATTAGGATCTGCAGACTTAAATGTATGTAATGAAAGGTCAGGAGATACACCAACATTTACATCAAATGTATCCTTGGTTATATTAACAATCTTATGCTGTCTACCGCTAGATGGATCTGTTGAACGTGGATATCTATGTTGAGTTATATTATTATCTAATAAACACTCAAATGTAATTGATTCATCAACAATACGAACCTTATCACCATGAGAGAATCCATGATTAAATAAGGTAACTGTTAATAAACCTGAGTCAGGTGTATATGATGCTCCATTTGCTGTATAAGTTGTTCCTTCAAATAAGATAGGAACACTATCATTGTAAATAAAGTCATTCTCTCTTGGATAGTACTTAGTTGATTGTAATCCATCCATAGTACACTTGAATGGAAGACTGCCCTTAGCAACCTTTAAATTTGTACCTGCTCTTAACCTATGTTCACCAATGGTCATCTTAAGAAGACCTGTTGAACCACTATAAGTTGCAGCAGTAGGATTGAATATTACATCAGGTGTTTTACCAACATCAACCGAGAAAGTTGTTGAGTCAATAATAGTAACATCTAACCAACCTTGACTTGCATGGTCAGAAGATCTTGGATACTTATGCTCAGACCTATTCTGATCCATAGTACAAGTAAATGTTAGAGATTCATCTTCAAGTTGAATCTTATCACTACTTGAAAGACCATGAGCAGATCCAGTTGTACATGTAAGAATACCTGTAACTGGATTATATCCTCCACCGTTTATTGATATTGTGGTAGGACCAAATAATCCATGTGAAGGACTAAACAACTTCAATTCACCACTAGAAGCATTGTATATTGCATTAGTAGGTGTTAACTTCGTAGCAGCTCCTCCACCAGCTTCAGTGATACTTGTATCAAATGTTTGAGTTAATCCATGATTACCTTGTACATCCCAAACATCATTAGTGATGATGTAATCTAATATCTGCTTTAATTTACCATAAGTCCAAACAGTTTCTACAACCTCTCTTTCAACATTAAGTAATTGAACATTGTTTACATCTGTTCTATTAACATAATATGATGCTGCATCCCAAATTTTATTATTTGCACCATTACGTATATCAGCAGCAATTGACTTACAAATATCTTTAACATCATCTTGACAATTTACACTACCATTAATAACAGTGAAATCTGGGAATTTTTGTTCTAGTAAATATACCGCTTCTTTAGCAACAAAGTCTAAGTTTTGTTCTATCAATGTAGCAGCATTATAATACCTATTTGTATTTCCAACAAATCCCCTTTGAACTGCTCTACCAACATTAACTGTTAATGTTGTTGAAGTTACTGCTGTAATTGTTAACGCTGTATTATATGCAGGGTCAGTTGGACGTGGATATCTATGCTCAGTTGCATTATTATCCTTATCACAAGTGAATGGTAACTTATCAGCACCAATAATAACAGTATTAGATGTTGTATAACTATGTGATCCAATATCTAATACCAATACACCAGTTTCCGCATTATAAGTTGCACCACTAACATCTTTTATAGTACCATCATTAAATGTAAGTGCAGCATTTGAAGTACCAGCTACAAATGTATGACTTCCTACATAACGAACTGTAGATGGAATAGCATCGTTATTAAAGTATTCTCCTTTTGTAAATGATTCAGTTCCAGACCAATCTTCTACATGTGTCTGACCATCAGCACCATCAAAATGAAGTAGTAGTTTTGTATTAGTATCTCCTTGGAAAATACCAGCTAAAGGTGTGAATCCAGTAGAATATCTTGCGTTATCAGATATTCTAACTTCATCAACATGTCCAATATATCCAGTTGAGAAAGCATAACCAACACCAATAAAGAGTGGTTTAGCAGTATATGTTGTATTATCAGTACCAGAACCAACTTCAACACCATCTATGTAAAGTTTACCAGTTGTACCACTTCTAACATAAGCAATATGAGTCCAAGTATCAGCAACGACAGTAGTTCCACCAGAAGTAACTAGATTTGAATTATTAACATTCCAACGAACTTGACCACTTTCTAGATATAATCTAAACGCAACCTCAGTTGCATTACCAACTCTTGTATCAAGAATATCTACTGTTGCAGTTAAAGATGAAGCAGCAGCACGAACATATAATTCAACAGTAAAATCACCTGTTCCAAAAGCAAACTCACTACTACTTTGAGAGTAGATAAAATCTGTTGTTCCAGCTGCCAACTCTAATGAAGCAGACCCAAATTTCTTCTGTGTAGTATCAATCTGTGCAGTACCAGCAAATTCAAAATCAAAATAATCTTCACCATTTGATTTAGATCTACCAATCTTACCAAGATATACAGTATTACGTGCTTGATTATATCCTATAACCTCTGCTTTAGTGTCTCTAGATCTTATTATCTGACCAGAACTAAAGAATCCATCCCCTTCTTTACTATAGAAGGACATCTTTCTAACTCTACCTTCTTCACCAGTGAAGAATTCATTTGTATTATTACCATAATTTATTTTATAGTTACGAATAAACTCATCTATTTGGAAAGTACCAGTTAAATTATTAAATGGAACAATATAATTATTAATTAATTCATTAGATGGGAAGTTACTATTATATCCAGTTGCATTATCAGTGTAATCAACAATACTTACAACAGATTCTGCAATATCATCTAAAACAACGTTTGGATAAGTCTGAGATGTAATTCTGTTGAATAATAATCCAAAGAATGAAGAACCAGGAGATATGTTAACCTGTCCAATAAATTCTTGAGTAACAGGATCTTGATAAGCAGAAGTTGAAGTAATTCTCGAAATAACTCCAGACTGTGCTCCATAAATGATATCATTTAATTGAATATCAAATAATCCTGGTGTAGACCTATATGTACCAGCAGTTTTACTTAATGTAAGTTGATCGGTAACTTCAATCTTAGTACTGTAAATAGGGGTTGTATCACTTTGATTTGCTGCAGTAGTACCAAGAGCACCCCTTATAACAGTAATGGATGTAGACTCAGGACCATCAACAGAACTTTCTAACTGGAAAATTTCAGAACCTAATTGATAATTAGTACCCTGATTAAATGTTCCGATAGGAACTGGTTGGGAAGTAGATGCTTCTGGATCTACAACTTCAAAAGTAGTTGTTGAAGGACCAACAGAATACCTTAATTTAGCAATAGGCATCTCCTGACCAGTTTCCAAGTTAACTCTTTCAATTTTTGCAGTATTACCTTCTAAGTTTGTTATACTTTCACCAAAAGTATACAATCCAACATTAGCAAGTGGAGTTATAGAATCTAAATTTCCAGAGAATCCTGTAGCAGCAGTATTACACAATTCATTCAATATAAATTGTGGGGTATCACTATAATAACCAGTAACAACATTACCAACAACTTTAATGACTGTTAATCTAGCATCAGAAGAACTACCACTAACAGTATCACCGATACTTGGATAAATTCCACTAGTATTAGAGAATATTAAATCAAATCCAGCAATACTTTCAATTGTAACATTAGCATATTTAACACTTGCTGGTGGTTTTGGTGGTTCAGAGAATACAATAGAGTCTTGCTGAATCTGGAATGCAGTTTCTGGATTCTGAACAACACCGTTAAGAACAATCATTAACTGATTGGAGTTAGCAACAACAGTATCACCATTAACTGTTAATGGGAATGCAGTCTTAACACCATCAAATAGACTTGAAATATCATCTACACGTTGTACAACAGAAGTTAGAATGTTCTCAGAAGATGTCAATCTCTTCTGTCTGAATAGTACTTCTGTATTATTAAACTCAGTGTAAATTGGATCTACAAGAGCAAAGTTTTGAATATTTGGAACGATAGCTTCTTGTGCAAGTTCTACAGACTTAGTAAGTTCAAAGAATGTGTCCTTGTTAGGAATTTGTCCATATTCATTCAAGTTTAACTCACCAAACACCTTAAATGATGCAGGGTGAACGTTTCTAATTAGAATCTCTTTCCACTCACTAATAGAAACAGCAGACTTAACAGCATATGAGAAGTCTTGATAATAGTAACTATCTTGAATCTTTTGAATAATTTCAGATGGTTTACCAACATCATCAATAAACTGACCAGTAGTCTTAGTTATAGAACCAATATCTAGAACACCACGAGCAAACTTAAGGTCACTAATAGTACCAGAAGACTTAGAAATAACACCAGTTATTTGTTGACCTTCTGCAAATACACCATCATAGTCAACAATCTTAAGAACTCTAGGTCCAATCTGCCAACCAGAGTTGGTAGAAACATACCCAGTTGCTGTTGCTTGCTCTAAAGAATCACCTTGATATACAAGTTCACCTTCAAGGAAAGTAGAAGTGATAACATTAGCAGTAGCAGCACCACCAAATGATTCAGTTAAAATACTTTGACGACCTTCACCAGCGTTAACGAAGGAAAGAGCATCTCCAAGTTCTGCGTTTTGTGGAGTAATAGCAACCTTCAACTGATCATCTTCTAGAGAATTTGCAGTACCAGAAATTGCATAGTAAGTAGTATTTGGATTAAGACGACCTGTTGCACCAGCAGCTAGAGGATAATCAGCACCATCTCCAGTATCTGTTACACCAACACTAATTTCAGCACCATTAGTAATACCATGTGGATAAGCAAACTGTAATAAACCTAAGTCAAGGTTTACAACATAGTTGAATGAAGACCTAAGACTTACAGCAGGAGTAGAAGAATATCCAGCACCTGGGTCTTTAACTTCAATTTGATCTAATCGTCCATTCTTAATAGAAGCTTCAGCAGTTGCATTAGCTCCACCACCACCTGTAATAACTACAGTTGGAGCAGTAGCGTATCCAGAACCTGGATTAGTTACTGTAATACTTTCAAGTATACTTGTAGAAGTTAACTGTGCGTTAAGTGGGAATGTAATCTCAGGACGTAAAGTGTAGTCATGTGGATAATCATAACCAAAGTTATTATTCTTAAGTTTCTTAATCTTACCAACTTTATCACCTTTGGTGAAGATAGATGCTTCAGTACCGAAAGGTGGAATAACAACTATTAATTCAGCACCAGAACCAGTTAATCCAGAACCAAGAATACCAGTAATACCTTCAACATCAATTGTAGCAGAAGTATATCCTTTACCTGGAGATGTAACAAGAACTTCTTGAATCTGACCTGGAATTGTTACACCTTCATCATCAACTCCATCTTGAACAGTAATTTGAACAAATCCACCTTCACCATCACCAGCAATAGGTACACCATTATATGTTCCTACAGCATATTCAGTTCCTGGTTCAATAATTTGAACTCTTTCAATTTTTCTTGTAGATGCAATACCAGTAACAATAGGCAACTTAGTATAGAAACCACCTGGATTAATGATACGAATATCTCCAATAGAACCAACTGCTTTAAGAGAGCTTGTAGTATATGTTGTTTGTGTTATATCACCGTCACCTTCTGGTTCATTTAATAATGGGAATTTGAAAGTATCAGCACCACGAGTAATCGTTTGACCAGATGTTGAACTAATTACAAAATTACCAGTATAAGGTGAATCAGTTACATCCAAATAACTATCAGAAATTACAGGAGAATCACTTCCTGTTCTTGAAGGATCGAAGTAATAGGATATATTAGTAACAATATTATTATCAACCTTTAACTTAACTGATGGATTTGGTTCTCCTTGACCAGTTACACCAGGAGTACCTATTCTCTCAATAGAGTTGAAAGAATACTCCAATTTATAAAGATTATCCTTAGCAAATGATAAATTACCACCAATTAATGAACCATGACTTAGATCAAAGATATACTGGTGTCCATAGTACATCTTAAGTGTAGGTGATTTAACAAAGATATTAACAGAACTACCACTAGTTGCAGGTGAAGTAAGAGCAGCTTGTGGTAATTTATATGTAAATTCAAGTGGACTTACAATAGTATCAACAGCAAATGCACCATCATACTCATCATATACAAGACCATTATAACTTTGTGATGGATTACCATCAATATAAATCATTTCTCCTTCACTAAGATAATGACTTGTTCCTGTAATAACATAAACTTCATCACTATTAGCAACAGCAGTTACTTGAAGTATTCTTTCTAAGTTAGAAATTAGAGTAATCTTAGTAACAGCAGTTAAGTTTATTATCTGGCATGTGTTATAATCTGAGTTAAAAGATATATCACCAGAATTAAGTGCAACTACAGAACCAACAATAAATGGTGATGCACCAGAAACTTCATCAATTCTAACTGAATAATCTGCAGTATTAAATGGTTTAAATCTAGCAAAAGTGTGTAAATTATTAGTTCCACCTATATTAGCAGGAGCATCATAGGTGTTCATATTGATATCAAATGTTCCAGGAGTTGTGTTATTTACTTGTGCAAAGGTATAACCCTTCATTTCATTAACATCATTTGGAATAGGACCAACTATTCCATAACTATCCCCTTCATTAAATTGCTCACTAACTAATATTCCTTCATTTAGATCATCTGTCCAAGTATTATTCTGTACAGCAATATAAATTTTCTTATTAGGAATGTCTATCTTAGTAATATATCCACTATTAATAAATGTACCACTAGAAAGAGTATTAAGCCTTAACTTAGAACCTACAGTAAATATAAATGGTTGATTAACAGTTAACTCTTGAATGTTGTCAATTTTAACTGTATTAGTAACTTTAAAGAAGTATCTATCCTTAACTACAGCAGATACTTGTAATTTCTGAGAACCTGGAGAAGGAACTGTTGCAGTTCTAGAACTCCAAATATCATTAGTATATGTCAATGTCTCCGTACCTGGAGTCATTGTTATAGTAGCATCATCAAAGTCTAAAGTTTGTAGACCTGCATCACCTAATGCAAAATCAGCCTCTCCAACTACCAATGTAGATCCTGTTACTGGAGTTACAGCAGTTCTAACAAATCCAATTTGAGTATTTGTTTGTAATCCTTTGTCGCCTAATCTAGTAGCATCAGCATTTTTATCTACCTTTAATCCCCAACCATCATAATCAACATAGTCATACTTGGTTATATTATTAGTAAACCAAGCAGTATCTGTCCAAGCATATGCAAAAGCAAATGATGCTACAGGTGGTAAACTTGATATATCAGAAGGTACAGTTGGTGTAACTGCTCTATTTCTCAATCTAATGTTGTCGATAAAGAATTGACCTTGATAATCTTTATTGAAATCTGTGGCAAGAGTACCAAAACCAATCTGGTTACCAAAATAAAGATCTTTATTACCAAAGGCAGTATTTGATAATGTTCCACTAATTACTTCTATACCATTAACAAATGCCTTAAATACATTACCTTCCTTCCTTACAGCAATAGTTTGCCAACTATTATCAGCATACATTGTTGTCTGAGAAGATGATTGACCTGAACCATTAATTAACTGAGTTGTTTGATTGGTAATAACCATTTGCAACTCACCAGAGGAATTATCATACCCTAACCATAGTCCACCAGTAGCATCTCTAGCACCACCAATACCTACTAAAGTTTGAACATTCTGGGATAAAGTCTGAGATTGTGATGCAGACTTATATACAAAGAACTCTAAAGTCCAATCATCTGATAATACTGTCCCTAAATCAGATGCAGCAACTTTAAGATAAGAATTTTCCCATGTAGAACTAGATCCAGCAGGTTGGTAACCATAAATTTTTGCCATATTATCAGCAAAAGTTACAGCACTACTTGCTCCAACAGAAGTTAAAGTGTAATGACCTGTTACATCTGTTTGCTCATTGGCAGCAAAATCAAAGATAAACTCATTTCTATTCCACTGAGTTTGACCATTAATATAGATATCACCAGAATTATCAGCATTAACAGCGTGTACCGTAATACCTTCTATACGCTTCTTATCAAATTCATTAGTAGTATGATTTTTAATCGTACCATCATATCCTATCTTAACTGAATCTACTGTTTTAACACCAGTTGTAGTATTGTCCCTAGTAAATGCTAAATTTAAATCTCCAAAAATATCAATAGCACTCTTCTGAGCTAGATTAATATCTCTACCAGGAGCAACATAACGATAATTCCAGAGTATAGTACCAGATGTATTAACTTTAACAACCCAGAAACTATCTCTAGTTGTAACATCAGACTTAAGTCTTAATGTTGTAGAAATATAACACTCATTAAACTCATCAAAAACAAGACTACCATCAACTAATGAATATAAAGTTGTGCTATATTCTTTAATAAAATCTACATTAATTGCATTTGTAGTAATAGTTGCTTTACCAAATGCAATATTGATATCAGTACTAGTACTATTTTCTGCTACTTCCATCAAGAAGTATAATTCATTAACACCAGAAGTGGTCGTAATGACCTTCATGTCTATAATCTTTTCAGATTTATTTGTAGAAACAAGTTTTCTCTTAATTGCAAAGTTACCAGTGGTATCAATAGATGCTATAAACGCATCATATGGATTACTAGAGTTAGTATTAGTGTAACCACCGATTGCATAACGAGTATCACTCCATTTTTGAATTGCCGAAACATGATCAGCACGAGTAGAACCAGATATACCAGCATATCCTTTCTGGAACTGTAGTGCAGCACTTAAACCATTTTCTGCTTGAGTATACTTAACAAGTATAACATCTGGGTTATATGCATTAAGTAAATTGCTATTTGGTTGATTATTACCAACTAACCAGACATCATTACCATCTACATAAAGTTTTTGGAATTCTGTATAATATTGTCCATCAGTGCTTTCTAAAGTATTTTCCCACTCTTTAACACCTGTAGCAGATAATTTAGCAACAAAACCTACTGAATTACCAATACTATCTTTTGTTTTACCACAAATAAAGATTTCTTTACTATCACTAATAACAGTATCATTAATTTTCACATAATTATTATTTTCAATCTTAGAAATGTAATAATCTGCTTTTTTGAATATCTGTGGATGAGATAGAATAACACGAGGATTAGAAGTATAACCAGAACCAGAATTTATAATATTAACAGTCTCAATAGCACCAACAGCAGATACAACTGCTTCTAATTTACCAGAACTACCATTACCATCAATTGTTATAGTTGGTGGAATATCTGTATTATATCCAGAACCTCTTTGATCAATTACGATTTGTTCTATACCTTTATATTGACGAACAGTAAACGTCTTATTAGTATTTTGCATTTGTGGAGTATAGTCCACAAATACAGTATCTCCAGCAATTAAATTATGAGGGTCATTAGTCTTTAAGACACCGTAATTATCACCACTAATATTTTCAAAACTATATGCAGCAACTGATTCACCCTTAATTTTTGAAATACGAGCAGAAACGCCAGTACCATCAGTATCAGTATTATCAAATATCAAACGGTCATCTACCTGATAATTTTTACCTGGATTTTCAATAGTGAATCCAGTTACAGATGCATCTTCAAACTTAGTAGTAGTCTCTACTTCAATATCAACTTTAGAGTCAAACTTAACTTTAGGGAAGTAATCAAATAATTGTAGAGGTGATTCCTCAAACATTTGATCGGGGTCAGCAGTTTCAAAATCATCAATTATACCATCTCTATTTTCATCCTCTACTTCAAAGAGTAATATTTCACCATCTTCAGTTGTTAAAGCAGCAGTAGAAGCATTAGGAACCCTATCAACATCAATATCTACATTTTCATAAGGATCTCTATAACGTACAACACCTTGAGGGATATTTTGCTGTACTGCATCAGGACTAAGATTCCATAAATCAACTACAGAGTTGTAACTAGGTCCAATAACATATGGGAATAATGGATTACCTGTTTCAGTAGCATCTATAGTAACGAAATAGCAATAATTACCATTAGGAAAGTCTGGAGTCTTACAAAAACGACCATTATATTGATCTAAATCACCTAAACCAAAGGTATACTTATAATCTTCTACAAAATTACCAGATGGTTCTTCTGTTAATAATGGACCAGCAGTTCTATTTGGAGTTGGATTAGTAGTATCATCATAAACCAATTCCGTCTTCAATTCATAAGAAGTTCTAAGTCGTACAACTGTAGAACCTTGGTCAGTAGGATCTTGGAATCCATAAGGACCATAAATTGGATTACCGTCAAATGCCCAACCTATAATTGGAGAGTGTACTATTTGTTCTTCTTTTTCTAATATATTTCCTGTACCAACTTGCTCGTATAGGTTGTCACCAAGGATATATCTCATCTTCTGAGGATTTGAAAGGTGAGCATACTCACCACCATACTCATTATTATAACCAGTAAATACAGAACCTTTAGCAGAGTCAAATTGTGAAGTTGCCTGAAGATTGTAATTCCATTGGAAAACATTAGCAGTAAATGTTGCATTTTGACCAACAGAAGTCAAATTGATAATAGTTGTACCTTGAACATAGTTAATACCTTTATTGATAATCTCAATACCAGTAACCCTACCAGCATTTTCACCATCTGTGTCAATAGTAGCTCTTGCAATTGCACCAAATCCAACACCCTGAATAGTAACTTCAGGTGCAGTAGTGTATCCAGATCCAGCAGAAATAATAGCAATAGATATAATTCTACCATCATTAACAATTGCCTGTGCAACAGCACCTTTACCAGAACTTAGTGTTACTGTTGGACTTGAAGTATACTCAACACCACCATTAGTAATAGCAATAGACTGAATAGGTCCACGAATAGATGCAGTACCAGCAGCACCTTGACCTTCTCCACCAACAATAGTAATAGCTGGTTGTGATATATAACCAGAACCACCTGCTTTAATTAGAATACGTGAAACTTCACCCTTAGTGATAATAGCCGTTGCAGCAGCACCAGAACCACCTCCACCAACAATTGACACCAATGGAGATGAAGTATATCCAGAACCACCATTAGTTACAGTAATTTCACTAAGAGAACCGTTGACTACAACATTTGCAGTTGCACCTTCTCCACCACCACCTGAAATTGTAATTGCAGGAGGAGACGCAGCATCATACCCAGAACCAGCATTAGTAATGCTAACATCAGTTACAGCACCAAATGTTTTAGATAAAGTGGACTTATATGACCAAATTGATACACCATTAACCCAAGTACCAATTGGACCTGAATTAATAGTATTTTTAGTTGAAATAGTCGTAGGTACTTTAGGGAACCTATTTAATTTACGCTGGTTACCTGGAAGAAGTGCAGAACCTGGAAAAGGTCCAATTTCATAGTTAGGAATACCTGTAGATGCAACATAAACAAAATCATCATTAAAGAATGAGTTCTGTATATTTGTTGTATATGGACTAATAGCAGTATTAACAGCAGAGTTAATAGACTTACCTTTATTAAGGTCAACAGATACTAGGATATTACCCTGTGGTATAACAGTAGCAGGTTGAGGTAAATTATATTGGAAAATAAGGTCACTATCCCTAGAAGTCACCAAAAATGTTCCGTTATAGATGATTGGGTTAGCACCATAAATGGTGACCTGATCTCCAACCAATAGTCCATGATTATTACTACATGTTACTGTTGCAGATTGGTTATTAATACCACCATATGTTATAGTAGTAACTTCAATTAATTTTTTAACGTTATATAACCAAGTTGTTAAATCTGGTCCAACTCCAGTACCACCAAGTTTAGAAACTGTTAATTTATCCCCAGGTAAGTAATAAGAACCAGTATCAGTCAACGTTGTTTGTTGGGCATCAACAATACCAACAATATTCATCACCACTTCTTGTGGTGTATCTTTATTAAGATAAACTCTAAAGTTTGATGTTACTCCAGTAGCAGAATCCCAATTTTCTACAATATTATTAACAGATCGTGTACATTCTATAAACTGGTTAAGAGACTTCTCTTTATACTGTACAAGTTCTGCATCAGATCCAGTACCAATTAGAAATTCACCATTTCTCTCTGGCCAACCAATTGTGGAGTCAACTGTAATAATTCCATTAGTAAAATCTAATGGTTCAGCAAGTTTAGTTTTATATGGAACAGTAAATATACCATTAATAGTTTCTTCAGAAAGAACTAATTCATAAATTGTCTGTTCTGAAGTTTTAATAGAAATAAAGTTCTCAACAAGAGCAGTAGCATCTAATACGTTAGAATCTGCTATATCTGCTTCTTGTATTATTAATGCATCTTTAATATTAGTAGAATCACCGCTAACTAAAGTTGCACGAAGAATAGTATCAATAGACCAAGTAGCAGCAGAAGGCTTAATTATTTGGTCTTTTGGATATGAAATATTAACAGTTTCACCATATAATAACTTAAACAAATACGCAATACTATATGAAGTACCTTTAGATGCGTAAAAATCTTTAATAGTCTTAATTGACGTTCTAACATCAATTTGAGAATAATCTAAACTAGGTACATCAGGTAAAAATTGTTCTGTGTACTTATCAAGTAATCTTTTAATGAATAATGCATCTAAACATTTAACAGAAACATTTTTTTCTGCTGTTGATGCTACAGTATCATTAGAGAATATAGCATTACCATCTTCTGTATATTCTTTAATACTACTTGCTGCTCTAGCACATCCTTCAAATTTTGCTTTGGTATATCCAGTACCATTTTGATTTACTGTAAATCCAGTAACCTCATTCAGTCCTACAGTACCAGATGCCTCTGCAGAAGGTGGACTTTGAATAAAAATAGTTGGTGGTTCGGTTGCACTATACCCAGAACCAAAATTAGTAATATTAATATCAATAATTTGTCCGTTAAAAATTGTTGCTACTGCAGAAGCTCCAGTACCACCAGCATAATTACCAATACCATCTACTCTTTCATCAACAATATAAACAGATGGAACATCTTGATATCCACTACCACCACTTAGAAGTTCGATATCAGTTACTCTTCCATCACCATCAACCTTAGTTTGTAAAATTTGTGCTCCTGTTGGATCTACAATAGCAACTCTAGGAGTTCCAATATATCCTTGACCAGCATTTAATACCTGAATACTAGTAACCTGCCCATCAGTTAAAACTGCTCTTAATGATGCTTTGATACCATTTTCTTCAGTTGGAGGGTCAACATAGATGTCAGGTACAGTTGTATAACCAATACCACCCTTAGTTACAGTTACACTACCACTAATAGAACCATTAGACATGGTTGGAGGGGCAATTGTAGCACCTCCAGGCTGTGTAAAAGTAAGTCTAGGTGTGAACGTATACCCACTACCAGAATTAAGGATTTCTAGAGCACTAACAGCACCATTTGTAACAGTTGCTTTAATAGAGGCTGTAGTAGAACCTGGTTTTGTAGGTTCTTGTACAGTTACCAAAGGTGGGTTTGTATCACTATATCCATAACCTCCATCAAGAAGAGAAACACTCTTAATACCATTAACTAATGCTGTTGCAGATGCACCTGATCCAGTATCAGAATTTATAGAAACCTTTGGAGGATATTCAAATCTATAATTACTTCCATTAGAACTTGTAGAAATACCAGTTAATTGACTATCATCATCTACACGTGCATATCCGATAGCACCAGAACCAAAAGAAGGAATTGGAGCTTCAACAGAGTATAATGCCAAAAATCTACCATTTAAAGGTGCTTCTTTAAATATAAACTGATTTCCATCAATAAAGAAATCTATTTTGGGTAAAAGTAACTTATTATCATAAATTCCTAATACATATTCATCTATAACAGGTTCATATGGTTCACCATTTCTTGTCATAGTGAATTGACGTTTAGATTCACCAAAACCATTTGATAAATTATCAATTGGTACAATAGTATTCTCAACAAAACCACTCAAATATGTAATAAAGGTACTAGAAGCACCATCTGCATCTAATTTCTGTCTTGGTGCTTCTGTAAAGATAATATCAGTACCCTCTACAGTATAATCAATATTAGGGATTAAAACTTCACCATAAGACTGAACAATCAAATGCTGTGCTGTAGGAGGAGCAATTGGATTATTTTGAGAAGTTAAAGGAAATTTTTGAGTTGTTCCATCAAATAACGTTAATGGACTTGCAAGTCCCAACCATTTTAACTTAACTTGTTCATATGAAACACCTGGACTTAATGCAATATTAGGAGCATGAGTTGTCTTTTCATAATATATTACTTCATCACCAATCAAAATAGATCCATCGTTCTCTAAAAATGAATCTACACTCTCTACAACTATAGTATCATCAGTAACTGATATAGGTTCTACAATCTTAGTTGAACCATCAAGTATTCCTATATCCAGTTTATCAATATCCAAATATTGTAGGAAATTGTTTAAAATATTTTGCCCTAATCCAGTCTTTTCTTGCGATCTGTAATAATATTCAATGAATTTATTAAACAGAGGATACTCATCCTCTATGAAAGCTGGGGTCTGCGACCTTACTGATTGGGAGACTTTATTGATATTTGCCATCTAATTTAGAAACAACTAGAAGTGAGAGAACCTGTATTATTAATTGAAGCAACTTCTACTAGAGTTGGTGCTTGATTAAAGACCTTTGGTGTCAAACTATTTAGAGGTACAGTAGGAGGTGGTGTTGAACCAGTTGGACTTACTGTAACTTCTGGATTAATTAAATTAATAATAGTACCAGGAGTAGATGCTGGAATAGTAGAACTGTTGGAAGGTATAAACAACGTTGGTAATGATAAATCTGTAGGAAGTTGATTTGTATCAATTACACTTCCTACACCAGTAACAGCATCAGATAGATTTAAATTTGTAGATGATGGTATATTATCACCAGCACCGACAATATTAATAGGACCAATGCATATATCACCAGTATCATAATTAATAGAACCAGCATTAGTATTAGTGTATACCTTCTTATTTCCAGTGTTATAGAAGGTTCTTAACTTACCAAATCCATCATCTTCAAATTGCTGATCAATTCCAGGTCTATCTGCTGTCCTAAAATTACCTGATAATATCACAGGTTCTTTCTTACATCCAGCAGCATCAGCACCATCAACGTTACTTGGAGCACTATTGTATAGTGCAGAACCAGTAGAAATACAATAAGTATTAGTTTGATTAGTTTGAGGTTTAATATATTTCAAAAGTGATGTTTGAACGGAAACATCAGTAATTGCCTTATCGGATAAGGTAATTGCCTTTTGGAATTGTTGATTTCTAAATGTTGAGTTAAAGTTGTTAATCTGAGTCTGAGTAGCCCAATCACCAACACTATTCTGTATATTTGTTTTAATAGCAGATGTATTGTTAGTTACACCAGTATCGTATAAAGCATATACTTTAGGATAAATGTAAAGTTGATCTGGGTCAATAACTACAGGGTCAATAGATGCCATTGCATAACTCCTAAGATCTGCAGCAATGTTCTTTTTAGTTGCATCGTTTAAAGAAGAACCAGTCTTAGTCTTAATAGCAATATAGACTTTACCGTAAATTGGTGGATTTAAAGAGTCACCACCATAAGCAATAACAGAATCTGCATTAGAATATATTTTTTTAGTTATTACAGCATAATCCTGTGCTGTAACTGCTCTGTATTGAGATGAGTAGTATCTAGGAGCCATATACTTAATAGACTCAACTGTCTCCGCAGGAGCACCTTGCTGTGACTTTTCTTTTGTTGTTAGGGTAACATCTCCATTTGGAGGTGAAATTCCAAGACTATCGCTAAGAGAACCTATAAAAGTAAACTTCTGTACTTCATTTGCTTCTGTACCAGAAGTAACCAAATACTCTAAATTAATAACTTCACCATCTTTAAGTTTTCTACCAACACTATCATCACCAAATCTTACTTCATATCTTTGATCTTCACCTTCAGCAATAAAATAAACCCTAGTTGAAGCAGTTAGATTTGTAACCGTATCAACTAAATTGTATAAGTCAGATGTAGTAGATGCTTCATTAGGTTTAACAGTGACTATTAAAGTGCTTATATCTGCATCTTCGGCAGGTATTTTGTAATTTTGATTTTGGAAAGTATTCACATTATAAGAAAAGTCCATAATAGAACCCTCTTTAACCATTAAATTATCAAATATAGCAATACCAGTGGTCGTATTAACCTCTACAGTAGTGTCTGAAAGTATATTCCATATAAAGTTTCCACCACTTGCAACTGGACCCTTAGAAAGCGTTATACTACTAGGATAAGCACCATTTGTCTGTGAGGTCTGAACCTCTACATGTAAACATGCCTTAGAACATGAAATAGATCTAGGGACATAGTTTAAAAGTTTAGCAATACTAACAATATTATCTCTTAGTGTCGCAGAAGGAAGAAACGCTTCATTCATCGACATATTTGCATTAAATGCAGTATAATATGTGTTATATGCTAAAGTATCAATAAGATATGATAATCCTGACCCCTCAAAATCATAATCCGAGAATTCATTTCTAGTTCTCAGATAAGTTTTGATGGAAGATTTAATATCCTCAAAATCTAATGCTGTCAGATTATTCGGTTGCATTATCCAGCTCTTTGTAAAACAAATTTAACTTCTTCAACTATAGGTATACCTACAACTTGATACTGAACTGTTACTGATATTTTATTATTCCCTTTAAATGGGATACAATTAACATTCCGTAGTTGTACTCTACGCTCATACTGATTAATGGTATTTATTATCTCACTCTTGATTGCGTCTGCACTAAAGGCATCTAAAGGTTCAAATAACAAAGAATACACTCCACACCCAATATTGGGTTGAAATGGTTTTTCACCAGGAGTTGTCATTACTAAGTTTCTAATAGATTGCTTAATAGAATTATCATCTTTAACGATAGATACATCATCAGTAAATGGATTTTTACCAAATGCCATGCCAATATCATTAAATGACCTAGACTTTGCTAGATCTTTACTACTAAGTGGTTTCAGTGCCATTATCTTTAGGTGAGTTATTACCGATATCCTTTCTCATCAATTTATCACTTCTAGGGTCTGTAATTAAGTATTTACAATACTCCCATCCATTCTTCTTAAATTCATCGCTCATATCAACTGGTCTATTAGCAACAGACATAACAATGGGGATATACCAATAATATTTAGCGTTGTTCCCACAACTTATACGCTAAAGAGATTCTAAGACCATTAAAGAATCTAGAAGGTGCATCTGCATAATGCCATATATTACCAGAAAATAATACTGCTCTATTAGGTTTATGGATAACAATTGCATGACCTTCATCCCCACTTTCATTTAAAAATATCAAATGCCCTTGCATATCAATATTCCATTGCAATGATGGATAATATAAAAAAGTCATATCCCCATCATCTTTATGAGGAGTACCACATTGTCCAGCAGTTTGACCATTAGCATATATCCTTTCAATACTTCCAAAGTTTCTATCTAATTTCTCACAAATCTTTTTATATAAGAATGTATTAAAATATTCGTCTTTTTCTAGATCATCAGAATGCCAAAATGAATTGGTCTCACTACCACCTGTAAGATGCCATTGAGACTTTATTAACTTATTAAGAACTTCTTTTTGGATTTCTTCTGAAAAGAAATCATTATAAACTTCAATCATCCTTGTATAATATCATAAAAAGAAACATTGAAAGATAGACTTATTCTTTCATTATCAGTTGTATTAGTCTGTATACCATGCATTAACCAACCAGGAAATAGCATAAGATTGCCTTCTTTGGGTTTAAATTCATGGCGAGGGGTTAAATTAGAATATACTTTACTTGTACCTAAATGGGGGTTGGGAGAATCAAAAAAGAGATTTCCATCTTCACCATTTGTTTTAACATAATATACACCTGATATATCAGAACCACCATGATGATGCATATGTCCATAATTACCTTTTTTAAATAAAGAGAACCATGACTCTGTAATCCTACAATTACCATTATAATTTAAATATTTACAATATTCTATTATATGCTTTGTCAATTCTGCGGTAAATTTATTTAATTTAAATTCTTCTAGTACATTTAATCTAAAGAAAATATCAGTCAAATAATGACTAGCCCAAACAGGATTCATTTGAAATTCTGCTTTTTCATTTAAAGCAGAAAATAGTTCCTTTTGAACGTTATCAAAATCTCCTATTTGAGTTGAATACACTGGAGTTGGATACAGATTCATAATAGAATCTTCGGATTCAATGATATACCTATCATTGACATCTTGGGGTTTTTCCATTAACGATATCTTTTAGATACGATCATTTCTCCACAGAAATCACTTATTGCTTGTACTAACAATTCACGGAATGATTTACCTGCATCTCCTTGAATCTCTTCAAACATGTACATATTCAATCTAAATGCAAAATTCGCTTCTGCTATTATCTCATTAATCTGATGTTGGTCAACCTCTATGAAATCATCTAAAACACTACGATATGAAGTCTTAAATCCCTTTTTATCACTAATTTCAGGAAAATCATAGAAAGCAAGTCCATCATCTGTCAATTTTAGTGCTTTTTTAGCAATATTACCAAGAATAACACCTCCTGATAGGTCTCCCATGTATCTTGTGTAGTGATGTGCTATTAATAGCATAGGATTATTCTTTGCTACCTCATGAATACGATTAACGTACTGTTGCGTTGCTTCCGTGGGATATATCTTATCTTTCCAATCTGGACCCCAGAAGAACTTAACATCCTCAATTAATGCGTCTTTTCTCGCAAGACCATTTAATCTGAGGGGTCCAATATAGGGATCATCCTTTAATTTGTCAACCTCAGTTTCCATAGCTTGATATATGAAATAAAAGTTGGCAACTAATTGAGAGTAATTAGCATGATCAACAACTCCTTTAAGGAATTGTCTCACATATGTTGTATTTTCTGCCATTGAGTGAGATTTTTTAGTTCCCTCCTTCAATTGCTTAGAAAATGGTCCTTCTAGTAATGTTGTCATAATTATTCAAAAAATAGGTTTCCAGATACAATAACTCTACCATCACATTTATTAGGTGGTACTTTATGTGATAATCTACCATCAAAGATAACTATTTTACCTTCTTCTGGTGGGATTGATATATTACCCTCTTTAAACATTAAAGGTGATGACCCTTCTGGACAATTCGCATAGTATGCAAATGATCTTCTAGAAGTTCTATGATTGTGCCAATCAATACGATCACCTTCACCATACCTAACACCCCATACTTCACCACTTTTGGGTGTTAATCCATATGTACCTGGTAATAATTGAGTTACTATAAAATTATATAACTTTTCAATCTCTGGGCATTTTTTATGAGAATCCCAATCAGTCATATGTGCTTTACAAGCTTGTGGTATCATACTAAATGCTGGTGCATTAGTAATCCAATCAACCATTCCTTTATTATCCCTTGCCCAGAAAGGATACTCATGCTCATTTACTAATAATTCAACTTCATCTCCACGAACATTCTTAGGTGATACTGTTAAACCTTGAGATTCTCTAAAAGCTTCCATAATTGGTGTAACTGCCTCTGGTTCGGGTGGTATTGATTCTTCTTCAATTGGTGTAGGATAGTTAACAACCTCTTCCCCATTTTGAATATAAGTCTTACTAGTATCCAAGAAAACATTACCAGAAACTGATATTCTATACTCATCACTATTATAAAAAGGATATACCTGATGTCTTAACCAAGAAGGGAATAATAACATCTTTCCTTCCATATTTTTACTCATTTTATATACATACGACCTCATTCTTCCTGATATATCAGCATATGAAATTTCAAAATCAGAAATTACATTACCATTACGATTTTGTCCTATAGGTAGATCATTTTGTTCTTTTGAATCAGTTGGAACTTTTAACCAAATAACAAAACTATAAATGCCTGTATGCTTATGAAGAGGATTAAAATCACCTGCTTTTTGATAATTTACCCACCAATTTTCCATATAGAATGGATGTCTACTAGGTATTGGTATTCCTTCCCCTTCATTCTGAATATTTCTACCATATGCTTCCGTAAGTGTTTGTAACGAATGGTCCCAAAACTCCTGTCCTATTTCTTGAGATAATTTATAACTATTCTCAACGTGTCCTGCTAAATTTTGTGTGTGACTATCTTGTTTTTGCTCTATTGCTTTCCAAATAATATCCAATTGAGGTTCAATTAGATCTATTTCTAACCATCCAGCATTGGGTGGTTTAATTATTTGTACACGTGCGATATCCGCATCTCTTTTATCAGAATCGTCATTGTAAGTAAATTGTGAGGTTTGATTGAAAACTTCCACGGCAGTTGGGTATTTTGAATAATCTAAGTGTGCTAGAGGATTATTTGAATCCTCATAGCGGTAATGCTCCTTAAAAGCTTCAGTATTAAAGGGAGCACCCATCACCTCCCTTGTCCTCTATATCTTTTACCCTTCTTATTACGAGAAGTGGCACTTATTACAGTGTTTTGACTTTTTCCTTGACGAGTCTTTTTAGGTCTTGCTGGAACATAGTTACCACTATCGTTCCATGCACCTGCTGATTTTGCCATAATTAAATTCCAATGTATACATTTGCACTACTGCCTGCAATTAATGATTTGCAAGGATATTCAGTAGTTCCGTTACCTAATGGGTCACCTACTCTTGCTACGTACTTACCGTTAATCATAACAGTTTTTGATGTAGCAAATGCCTTACGTTTATGACCTGTTGCTGGTTCACGACCAGCTGCAGTACCTATAACGCAATGATATCCAGGAGTTTGTTCCGTATTACTACAATCCTCATTTTGTGATTTAGTAGTATGCATAGTAGGTGTGCTATGAGAAATTAACTCATCTCCATCTAGTATTGGTATTTTACCATTAATTACCACATTTGTCACCTGCGTACCCGAATCAGGTAATTGTCTCTCTGGTGGCCACCAATTAACAGCGTCCATTTCCTCAACAGTCTTTGCAACTATATTAGAATCCGTAGGTGAGTGAGGGCAATTAGAAAGAGTACCGCCTCCAAAACCAGGATGATGTATAGATGGTAAGTGTGTGCCGTGTCCAGTACAACTACCACTATATGTTGCCATAGCTTGTGTACTCATGGTAAATACTCTCCAAGAATAAACGGATTTCCATACTCTGTAATTGCATCATCCCATACAGAAGCGGATTTAGTCAATGAATTATAGACTGGTAATACACCAGTTGCGTTCCATGTTTGACATCCACTACCTAAAAGAGGTGACATAGTATATGTAGTAACCGTATTACCGCTAGTATTATCAGTATTACCTGTATTAGGAGCACTACATCCTATATGTCCACAACCAGAATTTACGGGAGTACACGTTAAAGTTACATTAATATCCCGTTTTTTAGTTGCATCTGCTCTATATTGACGCATATGATATTTAGTATAGTTAGAAGCATGCGGTAATCCACTAAAACGACCTTGAACAGTGGTAACCATGCGTTCACGATCAATAGCATACGCAGGAATTGTCTTTTGTGTTAGATCTTCTATGTCCTGTATACGCATTTCTATATTACGGTCTTTTTCATTTATCAATACATCTCCAAACCAGGCGGGATATATGTCTCCTAAATGTGCTAATGAGTAGTCTACAGCAAATTTAGCATCATATCCCTGCATAGTTAAATGACTATAGTGATATTGTGGTACTTTTTGTACTCTATTTAAGTCAGGATCTTGTTTTAGCTCTATTCTTGCAGCAACATCCTCTGTAGCTTGTCTAGGTGCGTGTTGTGTCCAACATGCAGCGACCTTATTTAAGGCATCTGTATCTGCTCCACCAGGTATTGAGTCTATAATTTGTTGAAAATCTCTAGCGTCCGTAGCTTTGTATGCAGCATTATCAATAACAGTAGTCTGTTCATAGAAAACGTTTTTGACATATACTTTAGGTGGTACTGTTGAGGAGTATCCAGTACCTCCTAGATTAGGTTTAATTGCTGTTAATACTCCATTAGTGAAAGATACCTTACAAGTTGCCTGTGTTCCTGTAGAAGCATAAGGTGGAGTGACTACAACTTCTGGTTGTCTTCCGTATTGATTCCATCCAGATCCACCATCAACTATAGTATAACCAGTAACTATTCCATTTACTACTGTACATGTAACAATTGGTTGTTTTAGTACATTATATGTGTCTGGAGCGTTCTGTTCAACGTCTGCAGGGACATATTGGACGGATTTATCCAAAAATTCGTAAAATCCGACTAAAATTGCCCGATCTGGGACTCTAAAACCAGCTTTTACCGTAATAACGTGCGATCTATTACTAGTATACTGCGTTTCTTTAACAAAATCGCTCCCATTTCCATCAATATAGGCAATATGGTAAGGAAAATTGTCTAAATCGGTGTGAAATACTCTAGTAACTGCATGCCCATTAATAGTATCACCAATACGTAAAACATCGAATCCTACTTGCCCTTCCGTAGCTTGATACGCTTGTACTGCTTTTACTTTGAAATTTAAATTTAGTACGGAGGTACTATTATTAGGATGCGTATGAGTATACTCTAAAGTAAACGTTTGTCCTACCGTATAACCAGTCCCAGGTGATAAAATCTCTGTTATAGTCCACGAAGTACCTGAGAACGTCGTGGTCGCTCCGCTATCGTCATATACTGCTTTGATTTCTGCTTTTATTACAAGTCCTGTGGACGCTCCCGAATTTAGAGTAAAGATTTTAAAGTCATTAAAGAACTCATCCCCTGCCATATAAGGATTATCACTAGAAACATACTCTGATCCTACTACAGTGTTCTCGTTCCATACGTCAGTCCATGTGGTTCCGTCGTCAGAGACCTCAAAATCAGAGACACCATTAGGTAACGTGGTTGAAAGCGAGTCATAACTGAATACAACCTTCTTACTAAGACTTCCTATTGAAAATAGAGTTGGATGAGGGCAGTCGGGGTCGGCACACCCACATTCTTCATCACCAGGTACATCATAGGTAATCGTGGTTGTCGCAGGGGTGCATGTAAACGCCCCACAAGGGTAACAAGTATCTGTAGATGAACTTGCACCTGTCTGAGTATTTGTAACGGTCTGAGTCTCTATATGATAGCAAGGAGTACCTACTACACCTGCATCATTTGAAGTGTCATACAGATAGGAGAACCATGTATCAGAAAATCCATGATCAAATGATAGACCATCTGGATAGTAATCAAAATATAACGTACTTCCACATGCTGACTTAGTATATTTCCCACAATTAGCAACACTACTCCCACTTAATGCAAGAGATGGATACATTACCGTACTACCATCCCTTCCAGGAATGTTATACGCTCCTCCACGTATTGCATTCTCTGGGTATTCTTTATATTCTACTAATGTAACTCCTTCTCCTGTTCCAGGTTCAAACCTTTCACAAGAAGTAGAACTACAATCATTCTGCGGGCTGCACCCCATTATCCTTACCTTCTAGTTTATCTAATCTTTCATTAAATGTACCAATAAGGAATTTGATAGCACTATCATTTTGTTCTATAGTTGCTAGTCGAGATTTGATGACACCATCTAACCTCAGTTCCATATTCTCTATCTTATTATGTATAGAGTCAAACTGTTCCTGTAAATTCATCCATGCTCCTTTACCATCTACACTAAGTAAAAAGTCTTGCATTACTCTTTCAGGTCTTTCCATCTCACCAAGATACTTTTCCATACCCTCTACACGTTTATGCATTAACTCTAAACACTGATTGAGTGCCATATGTGCTTCTTGGTTATCTTCTAAACAATACTTAACCCATTCCCAATCAATTTCATCACCTGCAGAGTTAGGAACTGGTACATCTATCCTAGCATCACCTAACATTAGATCTTCTAAGTATTCTGATATCTCTTCTCTTTTCTTTTCTTCTACCGTACTACCAATACCTTCCTTTGATATCTCATCAAGATTCATAGGTTTATCAGCATCAGTCATTTGCCTTACATAATTTTTCCTTCTTTCCTCTTCTTCAGCAATCCTTACAGATTGTTTCTTCCACTCCTCATAATCCTTTAAATCTATTTCAGTAGGATTTTCAGGTAATATCCATTCGTTTGATAATTGCTTATCATCCTCATAACGTTTGAATTTCATTGCCTCTTGTGAAGATCTTGAGGTATCATTAAGTGGTTCAGTCATCTTTAGTAAGTTTTAATGTGGTATCTTCTATACTATAATTTAGCGTATCACCAGAATTCCAATTTAGTTCGGAGTATACTTCTTCTGGGATATACAAGAGAGGGTCTCCATATTCATCTTCTTCTACTTGTATTGTAAATCTCTTGGACATATTTCATAAGCGGTTAATTTGAGTATCTGTGAGAGGGTGTTTAGTCTTCCAATCTTCCCACAAGGTATATAGTTCCTTCAAATCTTTAGTTATACCATGTTCAAGGGCATAATCTGCACATGCATACATCCTAGTCTCTAAGTGACCTTCTTTGTGTATCAACTTCTCTAAACACCAAGTACGATCATCTTGGTAATCTTGAAAAAACTCTGGGGGCATTTTTAATACTGGGAAATTTTTTTAAATATTTTTATATATGACTTGCGTCTGGGAACCTTTGTAGGTTAGGGTAGTATGCTTTTTTAATATAACGGCCCCATCAAAGACCGAGAACCCCCATCACCACTGTGTTTTGGGCGGAGTTCTTTACATTTAATAACCTAATTTAACTGTCTGAGT